TCTACACCATGAACACGTTTTGCCCATGGTACTTTTTTAACTAAATCAACATAATTCTTTTCAGCATTAGGTTCGTCATAACTTAAAAAGATGATATCTTGTTCTGCAATATTAATGTACATATCTAGCCTTTGTTTCACGCATTACTTCTTTAAACATATCAAATGTTAACATGTTTGGTCCATCTGATGGTGCATTATCAGGATCGTTATGAACTTCCATAAACAATCCGTCAACGCCTACGGCAACTGCGGCTCTACATAAGGGTGCTACATGATCTCTATTACCACCCGATGATGAACCTTTGCCGCCGGGTTGTTGTACTGAATGTGTTCCATCAAATATAACTGTATATCCTGCTTCTTTCATTATATGTAAACTTCTCATATCAACTACTAAGTTATTATATCCAAAACTTGTGCCACGTTCGGTAATCCAGACTTCTTTAGCACCTTCAGTTTTACTAATAATGCCATCAACTTCATACGGTGATAAAAACTGGCCTTTTTTAATATTAACAACACATCCAGAATCACATGCTTCTCTAATTAAATCTGTTTGACGGCAAAGAAATGCTGGAATTTGTATTACATCAACTAGTCCGGCGATCTTTTTTATTTGATCTCTTTCGTGTACGTCTGTTAAAATCTTAAGTTTAGGAAACTGTGATTTCATTTCTGCAAAATCTATAAGAGTTTGTTCTAATCCCCGTCCTCTTTTGCTGTGAATAGATGTCCTATTCGCCTTATCAAAACTAGTTTTAAAATAAAAGTCAAATCCTATATGATAAGATGCAGTTCGACAAAAATCCATCACTTCTAAACTATGTTCTAAACTTTCATGTTGGCATGGTCCAGCTATAATTTTAAATTTCATTGAATAACTCCGTATGAATATTCGTCAAATTTTTTCATTGTATAAATTGATACTTCTTCGCCTTTAAATTCAAATTTATCTGTAAAAGGTATTATAACATATTTGTTATTTTCTAAACTAGAAAAATCAACATATAAAGTCTTATAAAGAATGTTAGGATCATTCTTTCTTGTAACACTTAGACTGACTGTATTATTTAAACTAATATGTTGAGATAGAATATTTGCTTTAAGGTTACCACCTATTTGAATTTTCCAGCATGTATCTTTTATATTCTGTGTTATATTTAAATCTGCATTATCTAAATTGTTCTTAGGTATTTCATATATTAAATCATTAACACTATAACTATCTATATTGTTGTTTATACGTAATCTTAGTTCATAACCTTTTGTTATTTTAGAATAATGTACATAATAATAAGACATTTGGTCTTCACCTGATAATAACCCAGCAACTTCTAGAGGATCTACTTCTATAAAATCACAATTTTCTGGTTTATAATTAGGTAACGATAATAATTCGCCAGTTTCAGAATTAAAAACAGCGTATCGTTTATTAATTTGTTCTTCTTGTTTTAATATTACCATTTTTCTATTAACTTTGTTTCATGTGGGATTTCCCGCATAGTTTTATTAATACGTATAACTTCCATTAGAAGTGATAAGTCGTCTGGATGAGTACTTGCTAGTGCTTGTATATCTTTTGGAAGACATACTCCGCCAAAGCCTCGATAACCGTCATCGCCTGGAACTAAAGAATGACTATGTCCTATACGCTTATCTGCACAAACTAAACTATTAACTGTATTATAATCTAATTTTTCCTTTTCGCATATTGTATATAATTGATTAAAGAATGTAACTTTTGTTGCCAGGTATGCATTTCTAAATAACTTCGCAGTAATTAATGCTCTAGGGCTTTCTGCAGAAACAGTAAAAATATCTGAGAACTTTCTAATCCAAAATTTTGTATCGCCGCCACCAACATACATTATTCCTTGATCTCTAAATGCTTCAATTGGGTTAGCCGATGTAAGAAACTCAGGACTAAATGTTATATACCTTTTATCAAACATCGTTTGTATTTGATCCCATGCATGTAAACTTATTGTACTTTTTATTAAGATTGGGGTATTTCTTGGACATTTTTTTAATACATCTAATACATTAGAGGGATCACAAATACCATTTTTAGTAGGTGTATTAACACAAATAATAACACATGATGGTTTATTCCACCAACCTCCAATTGAGTTATTGTTATATTTAGGATCTACAATTTTAGCTTTAGGAAAAACGCTATGAACTGCTCTGCCTACATATCCATAACCAGCAATAACTATCATATCTTTAACCACTCCTTATATTTTTGAATTTTATCATCTGTAACAAAGTCTTTTTCTGTGTAATGAAAAATTCCTTGCTGTAAATGGTTTCCTATTTTTAATTTTAAATCATCTGTTAAATAACTTCCAACACGATCTTGCCATTTTCTACTAGGATTTTCCCAACCTTGTATATAAGACTTCATATGCGTAAAACTCGGAAATAAACATTTATTATTTGTAATTTGTTTATCGCAATCAAGTATTTTAGCTACTATTGCCGCACTTAAATCTACACTAAGACTCTTTTGATATAGTTCTTTAGCATATTTTCCATAAAAGAATTCCCAGTTATTCATTACCAGCTCTAACCATGCATAAAAGTCTTTTGCAAAATCACATTTCTTAAAATAATGAAACCCTGCATATAAATTTGGTAGAGAGTTAGCTGTAAAGGTTTTACGATAATGATCACTAGTTATTAATTCTCCTCTATACGTGTAAACATTACTAACAAAAAATAAATCATAATTTTTTAAGAATGTCCACCAGTTTTCTAAGTCTTGTAATACTAACATATCAGTATCAAGTATAATTGTTTCGTCATACGGTGATGCATGATATAATTTCCAACGATTATCTACTTTCCATTCTTTATCACTAGCACTATCGTTCCACGGAATTTCTTTTATTACATCAAATAGACTAATATACTCAGATGGAACTGTATCATTTGTAATTAAACAAATGTTAGATTCTTTTTGCGTTGCTTTTATACTCATAGCTAAAAGACATGCTTGTAAAACATAGTCATCTTGGCTGTTTTGTGCTATAACTACAAAGCCTTTACTCATTATCTATTATCCTATTAAGACTAAACTTATTAATTACATGAACACTACTACCTCTAACTTTTAAAGGAGTATATTCTCCCAAGTATTTGTCTTTTTGTATTAAAAATAAAAATTTGTCGTCTGTTAAATCCCATAAAATATCTTTATCACTAGTAAAATATAATTTTCCTGGTAGTTCATGTGAAAAATTACCTCTTTGATAACCATTCATTATATGTACAGCAATACTAAACACCCAATCATTACGGAATGTATTTTTATTAATCTGAAAAATACTATTATAGTGTGGCCAGTTCTCTTGTATATGCTTTGTTAATTCGAAATAGATTTTATTAGTTTGTGTTTTTCTAAAAAATACACAAGTAGCCCAATAAAAATCAACACTAGTATCACTAATATGTTGAAATCGTGGATCATTTCTATATCCACTTAAATCATGTGAATTTTTATAAATTAAAAAATCATGCTCTTGTGTAAAACAATGTGTAAATAACTGATTATTAATAATATAATCACTATCTAACAATAATGTTTCATCATATGGAGTTAAATCGTATGCTTGAGTTCGTAAATCATTTTTAAATTCTAATTGCTTGTATATATTACTGCCATCATAGTAACGTTTTATACTTAGAGGTCGCGAATATGGCACCTCTATTATCTTATCAAAGACTGTTTCATAGTCTTTATACGTATCTTTAAGATATTGAAGACTATCCGTTACAATAGACGTTGGAAGATTTAAATATTCTTTGACACGTTTTGCTAAAAAATGAGCTTGTTTTATATAATCTATTTGAGCATTATTCCTAGCAAAGATTAATACGCCTTGTTTATTGCTCATGCTCAACTAATCCGTTAACGGACCTTTTAGTTCGTATTTTTTCATACTCTGTTTGATATTCATTAGTTGCTGTAAAGTAAATATCTAGTATATCAGTAAAAAAGGTATTTAAATCTTCAATTTTAACTGGAGTATCATTATCGTCCAGTAATACAATATCAGAATCATTACCTTTAGTACATAACATATTCACAAAAGTAATTAATTCTTTAGTTACTGCAAATTGGCCGCCATTAAAATAATGGACTGCACTTTCGTAATATTTTTCTTTTAAAATACGCTTTTGGTTATTAAGCGTTACCATATAATTAGAAAATTCTAATGCTTTGGATAAGCGTTCATCCATAATTGTACTCCTATAATATACGTATATTTACAGGAAAATTACTTTGGGGGAGTTAAATTAGGTTAAGTTACTACTACCGTCGTTAGCATACGTTGGGGTTGCTACTTCAACATTTACGCCAGTTGGTCGGAATTGTCCTACCAAACTTGTAAGTGTACCTTTAACTGTTTCATCAACATTTGGCCAACCGCCAGCTGGATCATCATCGTTAAAGTTCATTCTAAATGTAAGTACAGTTGGATTAACTGCTGTATTACCTTTTGCTTCTATAATATAATGGTTTTCTGTATATGTTCCTGAGCCTTGTTTATCAAATATTGACTGATATGATGTAGTAAGCCCATAATATCCAATAGCTGATCCTGTACCTGTACCTGTAGCCGAAGTAGCAGTATAGTTAAACGACACAACTTGCATGTTTGCTAGTATATACATCCAATCAACTGTTTTAGATTCAGTACCTACATAAGCAATATTTGCCGTAAAACGAATTTCGCCACCAGCATTAAAAAAATGTCTTGCGGCATCGGCAGTTGCAAATGTTACATTAACAATATGATCAAGTTGACCGCTCCAAGCAGTTGTATATTGTCCTTGAACTCCTGCTTCGGAACTACCTTGATTAACGTTACATAGAAATTTACTATTTTCAAGTGTAGTAGTTAAGTTTTCAAACTGAACAACACCTTTTTTATTAACAGTATTACTATCTAAAATTGTATCCGTAGTGGCAATAAGAGCTATTTCGGTTGGTGTAATATTTGTTTGATGTTTTCTACCGGCGGCAATATCATTATATAACAATGCCATGTGCGTTGCTGTTACTATTTCTGATGCGGCTACTTGTGAACTATTTAATGCTTGTCCCCAACCGTCATCACCAGATCCAGTTCCTAATATTGTTGCAACACGGCTTTGCAGATTATTATATCTTGCCGCTGTAATTATATCGCCAACTGCCATTTGTTATACCTTTAATATGCATTCAACTAGTTTTTCAGAAGCACTAGCATTTGATTCGAGGGCAACGCCTACAATTAATGATCCATTCTCTGAAGTTGCACATGCTGTACCTGTTCGACCGGCATAAACAATTTCACCTTTATTAACTGGTCCTGTTACTCTTACTGGAACTCGTCCTTTAAGTGCAACATTTTGACCATCAGCATCTTTATTCATTAAAAATGCTGGACTTTCACTAATAACACCAACTGGCGCCGGTGCAATAAAGCCTAATGCCATGTCTGTATTCTTTGAATCGCATTCTGTTAATTCTTTATCGCCACCAACTACTACTACTGTACCAAATCCGTATTCTTTATCAGTTGTATATTTCTCAGCCAAGTCAGCATATTGTGCCGCTGTAGCTGTTCCTGTAAATACGTTTGCAACTAAGTTACCACTAGCATCTCTAACTGCTACTGTATTAATTGTAGCGGCAATATCAGGGGATCTATCATTAGCTCCTACTCTTAGAGTTGATGCACTTGATGCCAATCCAGTAAACGCTGTTGAATGAATATTAGCAAATTTTGATGTTGTTTTGCCTAACTCAAATGTATCTGTTGTTGGTGGATATAATCCTAATGCATCTATTGTAAGTGGTTCTACAACATTTCCGCTTACATCATCAACTTTAAATTTAATTACTGTACCAATTTGATTTTGTATTACACCTTCATTATCATTTTCGATGTAAATTTTCATGTCATTGGAATCACCAATGGCAATACCAGCATCTGCAAAAGTTACTAATGACGTAAATGCTCCTGATCCTGAAAGAGCAAAATCTGTGTCTGACTTACCATTTAATTTTAATGAGTTACTTGCAGTTCCCCAATAATAATCTGTTGTACTAGTTACACCACCTGTTGAATTAATTGTATTACGTAATGTAGTACCTTTCTTAATATTATCAAATCCAGTAATAACATTAGTTGGATCTGTAGAGTCTATTGTAAATGCTATTGAACTAATAATAAAAATTACTTCATCATTAACTGTAGCGGCAATAACAATTCTGTTTACATTAGTAGTATCACGAACTGCTCTGGTTACCATCTGTGAAACAGTTGCTCCAATACCTTGTGGGCCAATTAAAATATATCCTGTTCCGTTATAAGCATAAAGTTGTTCATTTGCAGAATCCCACCAAAGATCGCCTGTGGCTAACCCTGCTGGTGCTGTTGTGGCAACTTCTGCTCCGCCAGTAGTCCTAAACTTAGAACCATCATAAAATTTTAATTTACTAGATGTAGCATCATACCAAACTTGTCCAGATATAGCCTTAGGTGGCTCAGCCGCTCCACTAAAACTCTCTAGTAAGTGTAGAAAGTTTTCATTCTGAATTTCACCATATCCAGCATAGTTTTTACCTACTAATTTAATATCAGTAGTTTGGTCGACTGTACCGTCTTCTACGACTACTAACGTTACTCCGCTATATCTATCTATTGTATATGCCATAGTTTTTTAACCCCTGTTAAGTATATTTATCATTTATTACCATAAGCCGCCGCTGGAGCTTATATCTCCATTAAAGACCCAAGTCGTTCCAACAACTATAAACCGCTTTAACCCTCTAGTAATACTTGGTGTAGTTGTTCCTGATGCATTATTAAATGCAATATCTTGTAATACACTTTCGTTCTGTACACCATTTGAATCAACAGATATAAAAGATTTATTTGCTACTGCTCCAATATCAATACCTGTTACGTTTACCGCGGCATGTGAAACCGTTATAACGTAAGCGAATGATCCAACTTTTTTGTTTCCTGCTGGATAAACATCTTCAATAATCGTGGCTATCTGAGCATTTGTTGGACTATCTGATATATCTAAGTTCATAACAACAGGTTCTTGATTTATCTGATCATCTACATAAAACTTTGTAGCAACTGATGTATTAGTTGTAGGCTCAGCTACTCCTGTAATTTCTTGGTTATTTGTAATATTAATAGCACCCGTACTAGTAATTTGTAATCCGCTACCACTAGTTGAAATAGTAGTACTATCAAGGGTAATATTATCAACACTTAAAGTAGTAAGTGTACCTACTTGCGTTAATCCAGTTGCTGTAGTTACTGATGAATGTAATTCTGTCTTGTCTAGTACTTCTGTACCATCAATCAAATAGCCTTTTGTCGCGGCTAAATCTATATTTTCTGAACTTCTCCATGCTTGAGTTGAATTTTGCCATAAAATTTCTTTGTCTATTTGTGATGATTTAAGTACAATACCACCACCATCTACTCCAGCATTATTAAGTACAGTACTATCGCTTGTTATTCCTAATTCAATATTCTTATCTTCTACTCTTAAATTCTGTACTTCAATATTAAATTGAGTACCACCAATTAGAAAGTCACCATCAACTTTCATATCACCACCTACATGAAGTGCGTATTGTGGATCTGTTTTAAAAACTCCAAAATGTTCTTCTGATGTATCAACTACTAAAGCATCTATAAAGCCTGTTGGTTTTCTAACCCTAACTTTCCAATCATGATTAGATAGTTGATTTTCACTAACAAATGATGTTCCTACTACTTTTAAAATATTATTTTGTGCTAAGCCAATTGTAAGGCCGCCGGAATTTTGTACAGTTAATGTACCCGTTGTAGTTGATGCCGTATCTGCAGAAAGAAATTTTTCTGCTGATCTAACATTTCCGAAACTATCTCTTAATGCACTAGCTTGGTCGGCAATGCCTCTAAATCTAAAGTCAGTTAGTGAAACAGGAGTATACCCTGGTTTAATATCACCTGTAATTCCAGCAATAGTATAACCAATTGCCGGTGTAAATTCTGTATTACTCCATACACCTACTGTAGTTCCAGCTATGTTCCATTTTATTACTATTTGACTATTATTAAATGTATCAATGAGCGTAACAACTTCAGGCCCAGTTTTCTTTTGTGCTGTAGTATAAATCGGCCCTGCTAATTCTAGTTGCGAACCATCATAAAAATAAAGTTGGTTATCATCACTGTCAATCCAAAGATCTCCAGCGACCATTCCCGTCGGTGAAGCAGGTTGTACACTTGGTGCTCCGCTAGTTCTAAAACCTACACCGTCATATACTTTTACTCTTTGGGTTGCTGTATCATACCAAAGCTGTCCTATTAAAGGATTGCTAGGTGCTGAAGATTTAGCAAAATTCTCCAACATCTTGATTAAGTTTTCGTTTAAGGACTCGCCAAAGCCTGAATAATTCTTTCCAATTAAAGAAATATCTGTTGTTGTTGTATCTAATTGGCCGTCAACTAAATCAACTAATAAACTTCCATCACTTTTGTTTAATTTATAACTCATTATGCCGCCTCACCTGCATATATGATATAGTTAATAGTCATATATGGATTCATAATATCTAATGCTTGTCCAATAGTTTGTCCTGTTAATACACCACCACTAGTTGGAAAGGCTTGTCCTGCTCCTGTTCCAGTTGGTGCATCATATTGAATTGCTTCTGCATCGTTAGGTGCTCCAGAAACATCTCTAATAGCATAATATTGATCACCACTATTTCCACGTAAATCATGTTCGTGTTCTGGTAAGTTAGTAACTGTTACAGATTGTTGTTGTTGTCCTGAATGTGTTCCAATGTTATCAGCCGCTGAACTTGTAACTGTATTAGCACTAGTGCCGCCCATGTTATCTGCACCTAACGGCATTCTGCCTCTTAAATCAGGTAAACAAAAATATCCACCTGTAACTAGTGTTTGATCTTTAAAGTTATATCCTATTGCATCATATAAATTCTGATAAACTCCAATTAATACTTCTCGCCCATCACAAATTAACCAATTAGCTGGCGGTAATAATCCACCGTATGGAGCGAGCATTCCAATAGGTATAGTTGGAATAGCTGAAAACAAAATATTCCTATTAACTTTAAATACGCCAGTATCTCCACTTACTCTATTAATTAAAAATTCATCATCAGCTTGAGTTGTAGAAGAATCTGTTTTATTAGCAATAAAAGTATTTGCAATTGATGTTGTAAACGTTTTAGTACTTTCGTCTTGCCCATCAAATGTAAATGATGATGCTGAAACATCTCCAGTCATTTGGAATGTTGTTGGACTTGCTAACTTATCTGCAGATCCTGAACGACCACTAACTGTACCTGTAACATTTCCTGTTAAGTTACCATGGAATGTTTGTGAATAAACATTTAACCATTGTTCATTAGTTGTTCCTAAATTACGTGCATTTGTTACATTTGGTACAATATTCTGTGTTGTAAGTAATCCTGCAACATTTGTATCACCACCAACAAATAATTTTTTAGCTATTCCTACGCCACCTTTAGTTGTAATACTACCTGTACTAATAGTTGACGACTCTGTTGTGCCTTCAACTAATAAATTACTATCAGTTTGAATATTACCTATAACATCTAATGCTTGATCTGGCGATAAATTATTAATTCCTACTCTAGCTTGTGAATCAACTCTAATAACTGTTTTAATTGTACCAGCATCATTAACTCTTACATCAATATTAGATCCTGATGTTTGGTGAGCAATAATACCTGCTTGGCCTTCAACGCCAATTGACATAGCACTATCGGCTCCAACAATAACACCAGTATTATTTTTAATTTTAAGTGCAAATAAACTTGTACTTGTTATATCATTTCTTAAAAAGCTAGAAGCAGGTACGTTAGTACCAGCAATAATTAAATTTTCTGCCTTTTCTGCTACTCCATAATATTTTCCTGCACCGTCGCCTGTAATATCTGCTGTACTTAAATTATAACCTGGATTAATAGTAGTAAATCCAGAAATAACAATCTTAGGTACAAATGTATCTGTAGCAATAATTGCCACCGTTTTTGCTTTAACTTCTACTTGTAAAATTGTATAAGAAACATTATCAGTTCCTGTAATGACTGATGGTTTAATACCTGTTGCTAATCCATCACTAAATGTTGGACCTACTAAAATCCATCCTGAACCTGTATAAAGATAAAGTTGTTGATTATCTGTATCAACCCAAAGGTCGCCTATAACTGATTGGTTTGCGGCAGGTTCATTAGTTGCTTTTTTTAATCCACTTGCAGATATCCAATTTGTACCATCATAAATTTTTAATTGATCAACACCTACTGTAGTATCATACCACAACTGGCCTTCAACTGGATTTCTTGGGGAAGTATTAAAAGCAAAGTTTTCTAATAAATGCAAAAAATTATCTGCAATAGCAGTACCATATGCTGTAGTATTACGTCCTGGGATATCTAAACTTGTAACCTGATTAATAGTATTATCTTCAACTGTAATAGTACCTTTATTAGCTAGGTCTGTATGTGATACTGTATATGCCATTTTCTATTTACGCCTCATTAAAGCCAGTTAGACTTTGTACCCTTACGGTATAATCAATTTGAATTAATCTATTTAAACTCTTTTGTACAGGGTGGAAAATTACATGTGTTAGTAATCGTCCTGTACCAGATTTTGCATAACTAACAAGTCCAAGCTCGTCAAATACATATAAACTCTCGGCACCTGTTGCATTATCAATTGCATCTTGTCCGCTAGGTTCGCCATAGTCTAGCAAACAAGTTGCTAAAATATCTGTATAGTTTGTACCACTAACGTGCCGTGTTTCTAGCGTATTCCTAGTAGGATCCGTATTATTAATTGAATTATCGTCAATTACTTTAGTATACGTTTGGTTGTATAAACTAGCATTTGTACCTGTTGAATTTGGTGACAAATATGTAATAATACCTGTAGGATCAACAGATGTTCCGCCGTTGCCAAATACCATGCTACTAACAAAGCCTTGGCCCTGATTTGCTAAACTTTCAGCTAATGCAATACTCATATTCTCATAATGGATTGCATTACGTTTATCCACAAGTATTTCGCCCGTTTCCGGATTGTGTATTTTGATGTGTCCTTGTAAAAGCACACCGTTTTGTTCTTTAATATTGTCTATCATATTTTATATCCTACTAGTGTATTTATTTAGGTAACGTAACCTCTTGACTTCTTAAGAAACGTGCTATGTTATTTTCCTGCCTATGTAAAGGAATTCCTGATTCAGTCCAGGTTCTTCCTATCCTTCTTATCACTACAATTTTGCTATTAATAGCCGGTGTATCTAATAATGTTACTGTAGAAGTTGTACCATCTACACTAAATTCAGCTGGTAATGTAATATCACCCTCTGGACTATCTAAATCACTAGTTACATCAAATGAACTAATAGCTGTTTTACGCAATCTTTTTCCTGCTACAAAAATTTCAAAATCATTAACAGACTTTGGAATAAAATCAACTGTAATACCTTTTGTTGACCCGTCCGCATCAAATACTTGCGTTAACGTTTCATCTTTGTATGGCATTGTTTGCATTAAAGACTGATCAAATACGTCTGATCCTGCCTTGTGTAACTCTGCAATACCTGTACCTAACGTGCCTCTACGTAACTGCCTTATTGCTCCATTTTCTTTCAAATAATACTCAATACGCTCGCCATTTATAAACAGTATACCAGGAATGCCTTTGTCTTTATTTGGAGCTGGCAAACTCTCGTAATTTGTTACAAAAATCTTACTATCTGACCAATTTAAGTCTTCTGCTAATGTGTATTTATTATTATCTCCAAGACGTTTATAATGGGTTCTATTAAGCATATCTTTAAAGATTCTAAACCCAAATTTTGGAACAATAACGTTATTTGTAAAGTGAATTACCTCTATCTTATCGTTAGGATTAATATCAACTACAATTCTAATATGCTTCTTATCATCAGTAACATAGTACTCAATACTAGGAGTTAATAATACTTTATTCAATGTAACCCATACATATTCAGCATCAAAGGCTTCTTCACGTAATCTAATAATGCCTTTAGTTAACTGATGATATTCTACATAGGATTCTGTTCCTAGTGTAACTGCATTTCTTGCCACAATATCAAATGATTCTCTTTCAATCTTTCTAACATCATGCTTACTAAATTGATAGATTGTTAGTATATCACCATTAGCCGGAGCAGTATCTAAATAAACTTCATTTGGTGTTTTAACAAATAAACTTGTTTCACTATCAAAGTAACCCATTTGATAATCACCGCTATCAATTACAAAAATTTCTAACTTATCTCCAATTTTTCCGGTATTTTCAAATAAGACAACTGATCCGTTAAACGAATCCCATCGGTATGTAGTACCTTGAGCTAATTCAACTCCATTTAAAAATGCTTTAACATTTTCAGCACTAACTGTAGCTGTTGAAATTTGCCATTGACGTAGTTGATATTCGCGTTGTGATACTACTGTATATTGTTCATTGTATCCTGCATTTAAAATTTGATTTCCAAGTTTAACTACAATATTTTGGCTAGTTGGCTCACTAGTAAATGGTACTTGAGCTAACTCAAATTTCTTATTAATAGCATTACCAGTAAAACTATCTGTTGTCATTTGACTAAATGTTTTTGTAGTACTATCATAAATTACATATTCAACTATAGCGCCATTATTTGGAACTGTTCCTAATTTAAAAACAACTCTACCTTCAAGCTCATATGTACTATCAGTTTCTGCAAGAGTACTAACTATTACTTCACCATCTACTGTTAATGTATATGACAATCCGGGTTTATATAAAACCGATGTTACAAATTGTGATGTTGAACCGTCGCCAATAAATCTATCAAAGTCTATAATTTTCTCACCATTGTTTGACATTGTTGAAATATGTACTAGTGAACCATCTCCTGGTGTAGTAGTAATATTAATTTTTTTAGTTTGATAATTTACAGTATATTGTGTAGTATCTAAAATTGTTCCATCTACTTTAACAAATATATCTTGTTGACTTGCTGGCAACTTAGTAACAGGAAAATCAGTAGTTACTGCATCGCCAGTATAATTATGACTACTAATAATACTTGAACCATCTGATGTTCTATCAAAAACTTTAAAATCAACTGTATCAAGAATTTGTCCTGGAACTAGTTCTTCCGGTCCTTTTGAAGTTAACTCTGTAACAAATCCATCACCGTCTACAACAATTTCTTCTGACAAAATTCCTTTAGCTGATGTATATGCTAAATCGCCACCTTGTAATAATGTATCGTAAGCATCTGGATCAGGAATAAAACTACCGTCACTAGTTGACTTTCTAAAAATAATTGTGTCGCCGTCTACAGTTGGTATTAATTCTTCGTTTATTGTTATTGTTGTTGCAATACCATCACCTACAATTGACGCCATTACTGCATTTGGGTTGCCTGTTACACCAATACTGCTTCCGTCCCATTGTGGATCATCTACTCTAACACCATTTTTATAAACATTATAAGTTACACCATCTTCTAAAGGATTAGCAAGTGTAAACACATTTGTACTACCGTCTAATTGAAAAACTTCATCTTCATATGTATTATCATAAGTGTCCCAAGTTGATGTATAATAAGGCTCTGAACTCCATCCTGATCCGCCACTAAAGCTAAAACTTTTAACTTCTACACCACCATAATCAATTCCATCTACAAGTTGTGCTATGTCATTTCCTAACATACCTGATGTTGGTGCATAAAACAAGTTAATGCGGTCTTGTGCATGAAGCATATCAATTGCTTTACTATATTGTACTACAATTGTGGCATTGTTAACTGGCGGTTCAGTAAATGTTATACGTCCTTTATAACGTGTATATGTTTTAGTTGTATCTATAATATTAGCAAATGTATATTCACTTGTTAATGATTCAATACTATTAACTGTGACAGTAATTTGACTAGGCCTTAAATCCATTGGCCATGTTAAGTTAAAGTTAATTTCACTTGCATTACCTGTAAAGGTTTCGCTTTGAGTTAATGTTGTAATTAAGAATGTTCCTGAAACTCTATCATACTTTGATATAATATGATTGCTTCGTACTTTACCATTACCTAGTTTAGCATTAACAATTGCCGCAGTACTGCCTTCAGACTGTGTTCCTTCTATAGTAACTGTTGGTGCTGACAAATATCCTGTGCCAACATTTGTCATTTTAATCCAAGTTATCGCCCCGCCGGTACCAATATATGCTTGTGCTTTTGCTCCAGTGCCGCCGCCGCCAGATAAAGTAACTAATGGTACTTCAAGATATCCAGTACCTCCGTCTTTAATTAAAAGTGCTGAAACTTCATATCCAATATTGTCTGCCCAGTATTTGTTTGGATATACTGCTAACCCAGGATCTACACCAACTAGTGCATTATCTGTTACTCTTAAAGTAGACGGAACAATTCTACCATCTTCTTGAGTATAAGCTGGTGGTAAATCAAAATCAGTAATTGCAGAATTTGTAGGATTCAGTTTTGTATACGAACTTAAATATTCCCTAACCTTAGTTTTATATGGTTTTGCTTCATTAATAAAATCTTGGTAACTAGAAAGATTATCATTTTGAAAATTAATTTTCTGCGATAAATCACCAATATTATGTTTGGCTTTTAAAAAGCTAGACTTAAATGCCCAATCAACATATAATTGTTCGCTGAATGCATAGCGTAAACTTGCAAAAAATAATTTGTTATATTCTATTGCAAGATCATCTATAAAAATATCATCACGTAATGCTTCTAATAAAATTCTAAACTCTTGAACTGGCTGATTATCATAATCACTTGTATCAAAACTTAAAGCATCGTATCCTATATAAAATGTTGGATAATTATACAAACTTGTAGCAAATTGAATTGTGCCATTTTCCCTACCAATTGTTGTATAGTTTGTAGTATAATCAACTGCTACTGCATTACTAGTTTTTCTTAATAATAACCAACCTCCAGAACCAACTGTTTTAATTTTAATAATGTCACCAATTCTATCATCTAATGCTGTTAACTGGTAACTTTCATCTATTAAATGAGTAAAATCAGTTGCCCAACTATAACCTTCTGCATACCAATCTTTATAATTCCAGTATTTTGTTACATCATAACTTTGACTTGATGTACGATTCCATAATAAAGTAGAAGTATCATATGCAAAAATTGACCACTTATTATCAACTGTTTCGTCAGCTTTAACTAACGCACTAAACTTTCTAACACTAATTTTTGCGGTAGACGGATAATCTTTACCTGCATACTTAATAATTGCCGAATCTATTTTTCCTAAATTATCAATAGTTAAGGTAATGTCAGCACCAGTACCAGGCCCAGGCATTACAAACTCATAACTTGGTGGTACCTTGTATCCTCTCCCTGGGTCGGTAATTGTAACATTAACTAGTCTACCATTTTCCCAAGTTGGCGTTAATACTGCTTGTTTTACTTTAGCTGTTCCAACAAATCTTATTTCTTCATACGTATCTACTGTTGCATCAAATAGTCCAGAGTTGCTAGTTGGTAAAGTTTCTAATAATTGTAACTTATTAAGATCATACTCACCGACAATGATATGTTTTGCAAGTGTTGTATTAACACGTTCAATAAATTGTTTAACTGCCTCTAACCTATTAACAAACATTGTTTGTCTAGGAGTATTTAAAATTCCGTATTTTTCTTTAACACTTAAAGTATCATCAGGAACTAATCTAAAGTTCGGGTCCCAACCAATTAAACTATCAAACCATTTATTTTCTAACTCTTTCTTAGGTTTACTTGTCGCTAATCCATCACTTATTAATTGATATTCATTATGAATATTTGTTGGATTGTCAATAGTCCAATAACGGAAGTTAATTGCTGAAGCATCTCCTGATACTAAATTTAAACAATTATATAGAGCAAATCTATTATTTGAAAACGGTGCAATATATTGGTATCCTTGTGATTGCGGATCTTCAATTAATTGTGCTACATCAAAAGCACTAGTTTTTCTAAATTCTTTCTCTGGAATAAATTTTCTATTTTTAACCCAGTAATAATACTTGTTACTAAACGATTGACCAATTTTATCAAATACTTGTGCTACTACTAAAGTATTATCGTCATACTTAGGTGTTCCACTAATACCTTTTGCTAAACCTTCTTCTGTGTCAGCTTCTTCTAACCATAGCGAAGGTTTAATGGTTGTTTCAATCCATTCATAAATATCAATTGATGCTCCTGTAAACAATCTATTCCAATTAGCTGTTTGATAAATTATATTACCTTGGTATGGATTATGATATTTTACTGTACTTAAATCCCACCACAGTTTTCCAACATATTCATCACCCCAAAAATTGCCTTCATCAACAACTGCTGGACTTACTCCTTTAGTATAAATTGCTGGATCATAAAATGTTTTAAAAGAAAGTTCTTCTTCGGCAGTACCTGCAATCTTTCCTTGAATAGGATCAATATAATCTATTTGCTTGGTTAATTTTTGTGTCTCTGTATTGTATATAAAAATACCTTTATATTTTGTTATATCAACTTGATCAATTGGGGTACGTAATGTAGTCCAAGATAGTTTATTTCTATCACGTTTAAAATCAAGTATTGTTCCCATATTATTATTAGTTGGTGTTACTGTTAATTCAGGCATAGAAACATATACATGATTATTCTTAAACAATACATTATCACCAAACCTACGTGTTGTTGGGTTATCGTAAACAAATCGTTCACTATAGATTAATGTATCATTAAATCTTTGGAACATAAGTACCTGCCCACTATCTTCATTTTTATTCTTAAATTGTGTAAGATTATTATCAAGTGTTGTAGCAACTGTAGTATTAGCATCAAATGTTGTAGTTGCAATAAGGTCACCGCCTTTTGCTGTTACAACTAAATTATTATTATCAAAGTCTAAGCTGGCACCGAATCTTTCTGCTACATCAGATTCTGGACTATAAAGTGTTTGAAGTAATGTATATTCGCCGCCAACTTGTTTATAAATGTAAACTACTCCATTATCATTTTCAACAGTATCATCTAACGGGCATCCAATAGCAAGTAATGATCCGTCATCTGATATTGCTATTGACGTAGCAAATCCGATATTTGCAGTTGGTGTTTGTATTGCCTGGCTAAATTCATAATGTCCATTAACATCTCTATAAATTATTACCTCTGTAGTTGAGCCTGTAAATTTCGCTACAACTCCTAATATATCACCTGTTTTATTTGTTGTAAATGGTTGAGCAAAGTTAGTTAACAATGTACGATCAATAACTGTTTCACTATCAACCCCTAAGCCAGTATCATTAGGAATATAACCTACATAATCTATATGACTTGACAACAATGTCCACAATGTACTATTCCACGCACCTGCAGATAAATTAGTTCTACTTTGATAAAATAAGCCAGCATACAAAACTATATCATTTTCATAGTATATTTGTGAATCACTAAAAGTACCTTTATAATTTTTATCTTTACCTAAAGCAAAAGTAAATGTATTACCATCTGCATCTGTTCCATGATTAATAAAATATACTCTACCAGCATTGCCTATACTATTAATATCATTTGTACTAATATAAAGACGATGATACTTGTCTTTAGTAGCAAATGATATTTGCTTGCCAAGATATTTGTTAGACCCTCTGTCAGGAACTATGTATCCATACTGGAATGAATATTGCCCATCACGGGTTCTATTATATGTACAATACATTCCTTCGTTAGTATATGCTCCTGGTGTTCCTGAAGAATGAGTGGGAATATTATAAAACTGTTTCCAGTCTTTATTTAACGGGTGTGGATAATTCGGTGTACGTGCAATACCTGTTACTGTGCTACTGGAATAAAAATGAACTTCTAATTCATTTTGAAACGTTGACGCAGTAACTGGAAATTGCGTCGAATCGTCATTTTTAACAACAACCATTTTACCTGTAGTCGCACTATCCATATCTGCATGATCTAATCTCCCTGATAGTCTATTAACCCCTGCACTAATTCTGTCTTTAATACTAATCGTGCTAGTGGCTCCATTGTTAACTCCAAAACTAAAAGTACCTACTCTATTCTTAACATATAATCTTGCTGTTAATAATTGTTCTTGTATGTATACAACCTCAGCTGTAGCACCTGTATTATCATCAACAATTATTTCTCCTTCTAGAGGAATATAAGCATTACCACTTAAATCAAAATTTGTAAATGTAACATCAATAAATCCACTCCATATATCAAAAATTTGATGTGATGAATCATTTAGGTATGTAAATGTTAATCCTAATGATGCTGGATCAAAAACTGAAATTGGATCTACTCCGCCTTTAATAGTATTAACTCTTATATTAAATATGTCACCATTATTTGCAGTATCAGTAAATAATTTAGGAGATCGTAAAAACCACAATTCACTTAAATTCGGAAGACCATTTTTATCATAATAACTTAGATGTCCTAAGCGGCCGCCTTTTGTAGGATCTGAAATTTGATTTAATGCATATACTTCATCCATTGTATTACTAAACGGAACTGGTGATCTTGATTCAGCTTGTGTAATATAATCTTGCATTATAAGATTTGGTATTGTAATGTCTTGAGCTAATGCAAATAAAGGAGTAGTAAATGCTGGCAATCCGTCAATCTTCCACCAGCCCCCAAATGTACCACTAGCATCAGTTGGATTAATTAATGTATATGTACCACAACTATTTGCATTTAAGAAAATTGTATCAGACGCATCAAATTGTCCGCTAACATTTTCCATATAAATGATTGCTTTATTAGTATCACTAATACGAATATATGATACATCACCAAGTGCTGACGAAGATGAAAGTGAATCGCCAACTACTGGAATTCTTATTAAGTTATCAACATACAATATTTGATCAATCTTTGACGTAATTGTTTTAGATCCTTCAACTGCTGATACTCCAGGACCTGTTGAACCCCATGGTAAAACTCCACTTGGATAATTTTGTGAATACTGATTCCAGTTAAGTTGTATTGTATCGCCTGCCGCAGAGCCGGCAAATTGTGTAATAGGTGCTCTAACTAAAATGTGTGTTGTAGAAACTTCTAAATTATAGTCACCTCGTATTGCATATACTATTGGAGGATACGAATTTGTTCCTGTATTATAATTTGCATCATGAAGAACTGCTGTTGAATAAAAACTAGGAAAAGTTAACGCTCCTGTTGATCCTGTAATTGGATATTGAGCTTCCCAATATGTTTCAAGATGTGATACAACATCTCTTGCTACATATGATGTTCCAATATTAAAAGCACCTTTAAATTTAGTTTTTACATTACTAGCATTTGGAGCCCCAATAACTAGATAATCTCCGTCATCAGTTAATGCAAGACTTGATCCAAAATTTCCTGTTCCGCTATATAAATCTGTTGGAGCAAGTATTTCTTGAGATCGATTATAATTTACATTATCAGATGCTCTTAAGTAAACATATACTTTGTCTTTTGTTTCTGCTGAAACAATTAAAATAGTATTCCTGTCATTTGATGCAATAACTTTGCCAAACCCATCGCCAGGATAATCTGCTGTTTCTGGATTTGATAGAATTTGGTGTGAGCTATAAACTGGAGTATTTTGTAATACTATCCAACGAGATGAATCATCATCGTCAACCCAAATTAGTTCTCCTGCCTTTAATTCAGTATTAAGAACTTTAGAATTTGCTTCTGTTAAATTAGTTACTCTTGATGAAGTAAACTGTGTAATAAATCCGTTTGCTGTGTCCACATCTGCTGTAGTGCCGTTTTGATAACAAATTAAATTATCTAATGATACTTCTTTAACTTTAAAGAATTTTTCTGCACCTGTAACATCTAATACACCTATAATTTCATTTACGGCATATCTAGCTTGAGTATCAAGTTTAAAAGTTGTTGTGCCAGCATCATCATCTGAAGTTACAACTAATATTCTGTCTGTAGTACTAACATACTTAACAACATCCCATGTTACACCACGTAGTCCTACCCATATATAATCACCAACATTTAAATCTGTAATAGATTGAGATAAAATATCATCATAAGTAGCAACGGTTAATTTAACATCTGCTTCATTAACAAATCCTGCTGTAGGAATATAATCTTCTACTCTATATTTTGTTGGAAAAGGTTTGTGTGTATAGTTGTTAGGTTTAAGAAAAACTTCAAACGGTCTTTGTCTATAAATTAAGTCTGTTTCTGTTCCTGAAACAGTATCTACTAACTCAAGAGGTTGTGGACTTAATTTAAACTTTGCTTCATCTAACTTAAATTCAATTTCATCAAAGCCGTCTGAAGATCCGTATTGGCCTAATTTAACTGCCCACTCTTCATAAAATTCAATACTATCTTTATCAGAACTACTTAATGCATCAAATAATTTTGTTAAACTATTCTTTGTACCTTTATCTTGGATAAACCCTTGATAAAATTTATATTGACTAACATCGTCATTTATAATATTACTAAGATACTTTCTCTTTTGATATCCAATTAAATGTTGTGCTATTCTTTGTTGATTTGTATCAAAGTTATCGGTATCTAAATCATAATAGTCTTTAAATTGTTTCGCTTTATAATCTAGATTAGGCATTAGTTCTGATGTTGGTTTTTCATCTAATCTTACCCAGCTTTCTGCTTCAAAACTTTCTGTTCCTGGAATATGTATTCTAGCAACATAATAAAATTCTTTATATTGTACTGTATCACCAATATCATAATCTTGGTAGGATTGCCATTCAGTACAAATAGCATTATCAAAAACAAATCCTGGAATATTTAATGTGCCATTCCAGTCATCTGTTCTATAACCTAGAACTTTAATTCTTTCTTGCCTATATCCTGGTTCTAAATCGTAAATAATATCACTAAAAACTGTATAGTTGTCTATTAAAACAATATGCTCTTTTTGTAATAACGGTAGTTGTACAAAATACACACCGTCAGCACCATTAGTTGTTAGCTGGAACTCATTATCATTGTTTCTATAAACATTAACAGACTCAGGTAATAATTTTCGACCATCTGCTTTTAAAAGTGAATAGTCATAAAAGTTACCAAATATATTATCTGAAGCATAAAGATCTCTTTTAAATTTTAATTTATTTGCGCCAGGACTTAATGTTATAATACTACTAGCATTCCAGTTTTGTGTAGCCCAAAATAAAAATTCTTTACTACTTAACTGCCAATTTTCAACAGCATTAATATCTCTATTAAAATAATTAAAATCAAATCCTTGTGCAATGAGATAATTCTCATAACCTAATAAAAAGTCAACTACTTCTTGAACTGATCTATATAAATGTCCATATGATAATTCTGCTGTAACTGTAGTATCAAATTCACTTCTAAAGATTGCTGATTTACCACCAGTAATAGGAAGTTCAACTAATTTAGCAAAGCTATCGCTACTAAAAGTATCATCACTAAAGTGTTGTGTCTTAACTCTATAAAATTCATTATTAAATGATACTGTTTGTCCTTGTATGTATGTTTGTCCAGCTTTCCATACAACAAAACTATCACTAACTCCACCGATTATTTCAACTCGGTCACCTTGTCTTTCAAAATGCTTATAATATTTAAAATAAGGATTATTTTTATTATACCCTTTTACAATAAATCCTGCCGGTTGTTTCTCAATAATAACACCACTATAACTTACAAGATCAACAACTGAACTTGTATTTAAAAATATTTTATAGTTTTCATCAGGAATAAAAACATTCCCTTCATTATAAGGAGTTCTACTATCTAGAATTAATTTAAATTTAGATTTTTCTGTAAATCCTGCAACTTTAAATCCTAATTGATTTCTTACAGCTTTTAAATGTTTCTTATAAGTTGTGTAAGATGTTAAAGTACGTGATCCAATATAATTAGCAATATAATTAACAATACCTGATGTACTAACTCTAGATGTATCAGCGTGTGTACTTGGGAAAATTAAATCTTCTAGTCTAATTCTTTTAGACGTTTCGCTATACACAAGTTCTTTAGCTGAGTTTCTTATAATTCTTGATCTATCAAACCCTAATCCCATAACCTTAGTCGGTTGATTAAGAATCCAGCTTAATAAAAATGCAAATGGATATTCACTACTTCTACGCCATGCTGTTTCAGTTGGTGCTTCATCACCAAAATCAAAAGGAGCTTGTGTTAAGGTAAGAATATAATTTTTAGCAAAATTACTATCTAATGGACTTAGTAACTTACCTTCACCGTCAACTGGTATGTGTTTTGTAATATCTTTTCTAGCATACGCTGTAAGATATTGTAATGATTTACCTGGTTCTCTAATTACTCCGTCTTCAACATCCTGCCATAAAATTTTATTTTCACTAGTATATGGTGCTGGTCCATATACAGTTGTCCACCATGTAGGACATAAAGAATATCCTAACATTTCCCACGGATGTGAATGTGGGCGATCAGTATCATACGCTTCTTTATAAATTGCTCTCCAGTATCCTGGTAGTTTTGCACCTTTCGGTGATGTCATACTACTATAATTAAATGTAAAACTATTTGTTCTCTCATAAAAACTGTAATCAGTATAATCTATATTACTAACATTTTCTAACCAGTTTGTAAAATCAGTAATTAATGCTTTATCACGTTGCCATTTACTAAATCCTGTATCTCTAGATTCTCCACCAATAAATTCGTGTCTATCTAATATTTCTGGATCATAATTAGTTTTTATATTGTTATAAATTCTTTTCTCTAATTCCAACAACAAATCATCTCTAAAGTCGCCATAGCAAACAAAAATACTACCATCATGTCCTTGAATAACTTCTGTTGGTACTTGGTATGTGTCATCTATAAATTTAGCTGGTTCAAACTTAGGATATAACCCTAATTTTGTTGGTGTTTGAGGAATAAAACTACCGTCTGTTTTTTCATATTCGTAAATATCAATTGTATCTCCTACAGCCTTTGTAGCTGTAATAGAAACAAATCCAGGATTATCAAGATCAAATGTATAATCCTTCCCTTCAAGAAGTTGTACTCCATTTTTATAAACACCAACTGCTCTAGAAGATAGTTTTGTTAAATTAAAATCTTTTGATAGCGGAAAAAATACTATATCTGGATCTCTTACTGGATTACTTACTCTAGATGATGTACCTATACCTATCATGTCACTAAAATAAAACGGCATATCATTAATTTTATTTTCTACTACCTTTTTCATAACACGATCAAAGTGTTCTTTTATTTCTCCGTCAAATCCTAACATATTTGCTTCTTGAAGGAAAATGCGTCTAAACTTTCCATATTCTTTACTAGCAAATCTAATTGCATGGACAACATTCGCAGGTTGATCAGTTAAATGATATAAGGCAAGATTAACAGGACCACTATGTTGAACAAATCGTGTTCCGTATCTAGTAAGATCGCCTAAATCTCTAAGATTGTTTACTCCGGGAAACGTTCCTTTAAAATCATCTCTACCTTCAGTTATACTAAGAACATGATCTGTAACTTCACCTACTGTAAATCCAGAAACATTATTGTTTAGTGGATTTCTTTCTAAGTTAATAGGAATTTCATAATAACCATTAGCATTTTTCTTCGTAGCACTTTTAGTCTTAATAACTAAAATATCATCTTTTACTAATTTTTTTACAAATGTAATAAATGCTGTACCGTTAATTCTATTAATCACATAATCTGTTATATTATGCTTCCTTACATTATTAACATAAACTATTACCGATAAGTCGTTTATATCTCCACTTCTATCATAAACATCAATTGGAAAGTCATTAAATAGAAAAGCTACAACATATTGTCTACAAACAGGTTGTACACTTCTAGTTTTTGCCTTAGTCCACCCTGATGTATACGTAAATGTATTAATTGCAGTATACACCCTTAATAAGCCTATATCTGTCTTACCTGTTTTTACAGCATTAGCTTGTTGATATGTATATGTACTGTTTAATAAATCAAAGTCAAATAAAATATCACCAGTATTCTCTAATGCCCTATAACTTACAGAAAAACCTAACTCGGGGTCTTTAACAATTCCGGAGCCTATTTTGTAACTAAAAACTTTATTCCCAACAAATGTCGATGCTGGATAATAAGTTGTATCTGCAAAACTATATCCTGATCCATCATATAATTCAAATAACGGTGTTTGATTCACTGATGTTTTGTCTTGTCCAGCTTTCCATACAGTACCATTATAATACCACATCTTACCTTTGTAAGAGTCGCCATTAAGAACTAAAACTGTTTCGTTTTCAATTGGATTTGTATCTGTTTCTTCAATAAGACTAATTTGTCTTACATTATTATGTTTAATAAACTTTACTTTAAAAATTTTGCCGTCAACTCTACTGTCTTTATCAGCAGTAAACAAAATTCTCATATTATCAACTACATCTATTCCGTCAATATTATACCCAATTTGCCCTTCAATATCTGAAAAGACATCTTTAGTAAATGTATCAAGTAAATCAATATCATCTTTAGCACTAGTACCAAAGTTATGTAACTTTAATCCTGGTATAAATTCAATAATTGGTCGCCTGGCTCTATAATTTTGATCAATCTCTGTTGGAGTTCCATTAATAGCTGAAATAGTATCTAAAACTTCCCTATGAAACCAACGATTATATCGCGACCACGGACTTCTACTACTCGATGCTCTATTAACTAATAGATAATCTTTAGTTCCTGCAAAACTATTAGCATTACTATAAGGTAACCTATCAAATGCTTCTGAATCAAACAGTACAGGTTTGTCTGTTGAGTATGTTGCTGGTATTTCTAATGCTTTTTCGTTAATAAGTTGAATTGCAGTTCCAACACCTTCTACATACCACTCACCTGTAGCATACTTTGTTGGTGTTACTGCACCCTGGAAATATACTTTCATTCCATTAGACAATGCATGTCCATTGGTCATTGTATAAGTTTTCTTACCAATAATTTCTTTTTCTACATCTATTGAAGAATTTTCAACAACGTCTGCAATTTGAATTAGCCCACTTGCATTAATATCATTACCATTAACATAATATAATGTATCAGGAGTGGTAATATCAATAGTCCATGTGATTGTTCCTACGTCAACTGTCTGTGTGCTATCATCTAATCCTTTAGAATATAATAAACTAGGATCTAAAGATCTAGCAGTTCTAAAAGTTAGTGGCATTCCTAATGCATCGATTTCAAATATATATGTTTGTCCTCGATATAGTTTTAATGTTGGATTTTGTGTTAGTCCATCTGGAGTAAAAACATATCCGTTATTATCTAGATTATCTTTTTTAGTTACAGTATATGTACTTACAATGTCTTTAGCTTGTCCAACAACACTTATTCCTATTGGACCTGAAGGTAACCAATAGTATTCTCTAAAATTTGTAAATTTATCCCAATCAAGATTAGGGTTCCAAGCATAATATTCTTGGCTATTAAAAATACTATGGTCTGTTGTAGTTCCGCCAAATGCTTTTGTTTGATTAACGTAATCTAAATAATCTTTATAAAAAAGAACATTATCTAATTCATCTTTAACAACTGCGGCAGGTTCAAGTTGATAATTTTCTCTATCACTATTGTGATCAGCAATATAAGTGTCATTGGCTTGGTATGCTTTAGCTATACGTCTACCAAAGTAACCATTTAACTTTTCTGCAACACCGGGTTGCGTTAACTGATCTAATGTTGCATTTAAAAACTTCTTATTTGTCGGTGTACGAAAATATCTTGGAAGTAATTCTGCACTTTCTCGTTTTGGTGGCGGAGTTGATGAACTTCCTGGAAGAGGATATTCATGTTGATCATCATTAAATGCCATTAGATGTTAGTCCCCTCGGAGCCAGTTGTAATCGATCCAGATGTATATATACTTGCACTTTGAATTCCTGAATTTGAGCTAGAAGCTTCTGTTAAAACTTTACCAGATGCTTTCAATCTACTTGCTGTAATAGAATCAATAATTTCAATATTATCAACTGTTGCACCACTAATAAAAATTTCATCTGATTCTGATTTAATTTCGTACAAACTACCAAACCCTTGTAAATTCTGATTAGGAACAACTACCATTGTTACTAAATCCGGTGCATTTGTAGCCATAACATACGTACTAAGCTCTGAGAAGTAAAACGTATCTCCAAAATCCCAATTATCTAAAGCAAAAAATTGATTGATTGAAGATATAACCGAGGCTTTAAGTGCATTACTATTAACAACTTGGTCTGGATTCTTAACTATTTTAAAAGTTGCTTGTAAATCTAAATCAGCATTTGCACCAAATAATATTTTATATTTTACAGGATGATAAATGACTTCATCACTAATTGATTTAAGTTTATTAATTTCACTTCCATAATTATTAAACAAATTATCACTACTCGGAGGCAACGGCTTAGTTGCTATTGTGCCATCTAAGAAATCTCTAAATGATGCATCATAACTTTTTGTTAATAGATAAGTGTCCATAATATTACTACTACTAGGATCAATTCTACTATCATCATCTGCGGCATGAATATATTGAAATTTAAGATCGCTTCGTCCTATATGTGCTCTATAATCTGTTGTTAATACTAAAGCACCAGATGTTAATATTTTGAATACTTTTTCTGTATCAAGATAAAACACTTGTCCTTCAGTATAAAGACTTAATGCACCTACAAAACTTTGATCTTTTTTAACTATAATATTTTCTGTAGCATTGTTAACATATTTGTAATCATCTAATCCATCTGATGTAATAAATTTCTTTTGGAATATATATTTTGCCATAGGATTTACTTCTTCATTAACAATCTTAATAAATGTCTCAGGATCGTCAACAATTCCATCCTCGTCTTCATCATAAAAACTAATTTCAACTTTTTTCGTATCAACATATCCATTAACATCACGATACGGAAGTGTAATTTCCCAACTTGCATCTTCTGTAAATGGTGTAAGAAGATCGGGTTTTAAATTAATAGACAAAACTGTAATCTTATCTTTAATAATTTGGCCGGTTTTATTATCATAGATCTTATCACTACTATCGTAATAAAATCTAACCTCTTCGGCACTTTCAAAAATGTATCTTAAACCGCGGTATGTAATAGTATATTTTTCACCATCTGTTTCAAACAATAATAACCAACTTGAATCTAACCGTTGATTTGTAATGTCTCCAGTTTTACCTGTACTAAATGCTCCTGTAATATTTAAATTGTTTTCAATAATTACACGCCACTGCCTTAAATTAACATCATAACGTAAACCAAACGTTTTGTTAGAATAGATTTGATCATTTATTTGTGTCTTAACTGCGGCTTGTAAAGTTTTAGAAAACTTAGGTACCACCTGATTTAATATTGCATTAGTTGGAATTATATCATTAAGTATTACAGGGCCTGCGCCAGCAGTTGTATTAGTAGTACCATCCCCTTCAACACTAATAACTTTAACCCATTTATAATCAAGAGCACCTATATGGTCTGCATTGCCTGCCATTAGCGTACCATCTTTCATAAAGTGGTATCCTTCAGGAGCAGTAAACTTTAATAATGTCCCAGGTTCAACAAATCTTAAAGCACTACCTGTATACGTTCCGAGTTGATATTTTGTACTATCAGCATCTATAAAATGTCCTGTAGTAAGATTAGTAGCTTTAGTTGTTTGTACCCAACTTGCTCCTAAATCAGAAACAATTGTTGTAGGAAACGATGTTAGATAATAATTTAATAATTGCTTTTCGGATAATATTGGTTCAATGGTGTTTAGTATTTGTCCTTCAATATCAACTTTAGTTACAAATGTAAAGTTTTTATGTTTTGTTAACGATTCTTTATATACAACACCGTCATTACCAAATAAATTTGTACTTGAATATTTTCCAGTACTGTCTAATAAATCAAAGTAGCGTGAAATTCCGCTCGATGCTCTATTAACTGTTTTAACTTTAATAATTTCTTGGCTGACTCCTAAAGGAGAAACTTGATAATCTTCTCCAGTAACCATTCTATTTTGTGTATAGTAGGTAGCTGGAGCATTTTCTCGAATACTTAAATTACTTTCTGATGTACTACTATTATCTACTGTATACTTTAATGAAAGTGTTAAACTAAGAGTTTCTGTAACTCCAGCGGCTGAAGTATATGGTATAGTTACACCAATACTTGATAAGTCTTGTGGAAGAATATTATAGGACTGGTTAACACTTGATCTATAATAAACTCTAAAATCACCGATAGGTAAATTTCCGAATGTTCCGTCTGAAAAAATTAAATCAATTTTATCTTGAGATTTAGTAAGTACTCCAAAGATATTTCTAATCTTTTTTCGTATACTATTATAAACAATATTATTACCTTCTACAGAATCAACTTTTGTCCACAACTCTGTTTCACTGCCTATTGCATTTAACTTATAAAGCCAAACATCAGTATTATTAACATTAGTCCCGCCTATAGCAATTGACTGATTAGAACTAGGAGCATCAACAGTAAAAGTACCTTGATCTATAACTCCTTGGCGGAAATGACAAAAATATCCAGAATTAGAACTACCTGGTCCGCGACCATCATCACGATATAAAAATGCTAAACTGTTTCCTGGTAGTGGCGGCTCTTCTGATATAACTCCATCAGATACATCTGATGAAACAATTTGAAACTGAAGATTGCGACCGTCAATACCTTTACTAAATGTATAAACAGGAACTCCTGTATTACTTGATTTATATCTATATTGATGTGTTAATATACCTTCAACAGTATCTTTCTTAATTGGTTTTCCAATTGTAGAGTTAACTGGTAATGCAACATTCATAATTTTTTCAAATTGCTCACGCCAGTCAGCATTAGACGGATCATTCCAAACAATTGTTTGGTTAGCTAAATTTGTTCCATTTGAGTCTACAACTTCTTCAGTTGTTGATACTGCTTCAAATTTTATTAATCCATTAGCACATTGGTTACGCTTTGGATTATAAGAAAGTAATCGTGCTAAACGTAAAACTGAATCTCTACGTTCAGCTAGTTCAAGGAAATTTTCTCGAGCATTAAGATCAATACGATAAGAAATATTTTGCCCTAAGAATGCAATAAGATCAATTAACGCTAGATATTCACTTGAATCAATATAATCATTGAAATCTTCTGGATAATTTTCTCTTATATAAGAGATCATAGTACGACGTAGACTATCAAAATCATAAGATGTGAAGTCTGCGTTTCTAAACGTTTGATATATCCTTCTCCAGTCCTCTGAAAGAAGTAATCTGTTTTGTCTGTTAGTTACTGACATGCTTTTTCCTTGTTAACTATATTTATTTGTTTCCATTAACCACATACTTAATTGTCGAATTGTAATGAGTCTTCATCAAACTTTAACCTCATTGCTTCGGAAATATTATAAGGCAAATATGTAAGAACACAATCAATTATTAACCCACTCTCATAAGACTGTAAATCAATATTTACTACATCTACACGTGGGTCTGAATTAATAATTTTAGTAACATTTTCAGATATTACTTCTTTTAGTTGGTCTGTTAAAGGTTCATATATAGCGTCCCAAATAATAGTACCAAACTCTGGATTTTCTAACTTTTCACCTTGCCGTATATGGAAATGATTTATAATATCTTGCTTAATTAATTCTATATCATATAGCACATGACTTTTATTACCAGGATTAACCGTACTTAGACCACGATATGCTCGGCTTGTAACCGGAGTTTGTGGCTTCTGGTTAGTGTGTACCTTTATCTGTTTGTATAATTCTCTGTTGCTAATGCTCATGATACTATATTTACCCTATTTTTTAGACACCTTTTTAAATGCTTCTGGTGTATTATATTTTCCTAATTCGTCTTTATTTTCTACTGTTACTATACCGTCTCTATCTGTTTTTATAATTTTAAAATTTTGTGGATTTAAATTCTCATGGTGCATCCATGGTTCATGCATTGGAGCTCTTTGTACTAAAGTACCTGTCAGATTACCTGTTGGATGTCCTGGCAAAATATGTGTACTAAGAGCTGTAACAATCTGAGCACCTTGAGCCGCTGGTCCATTCATATGAATTTTTGGAGCTGTTTCTACATGTTGTCCGCCTGACTTAATATGTGTTGACAACTTTGCTGTAAGTACATTGTTGCCTTGGGTATAAGCTTCATAATTTCCTATTGTAGTAACCCAATGATTTCCGCCAACAATCATATTAGTGTCAGCGGCTGATTCTATTTGTATTCTACCTTTAACAGTTTTAAGAGGTGTTAATACGTTTGTTAGGTCATACGTTCCACTTGCTTTTAAAGAAATATTAGCACCAGCTTCCATTGTGATATCTCTACCTGCTGTTAAATTAAAATCATTTTCAGTATGCACACTTAAACTGTCTTTTGCATAAATGTCAATCTTTCCATCTGCTGTTAACTCAACCCAAGCAGTACCGTTTGCGTTAGCAATATAAATTAAATCTTCAGTATTATGTAATAATATTTGATGCCCTGTTCTAGTTTTTAATCTAACTAATTCATTATGCGGTAGTGTAACATTTCCATTAGGTTCGTCTTGCATAATATTTGCATATTCTGGTGGTGCCATAGTTGCTGGATTTTTTCTTAATAAAGTATCATCACCATCATCCATAACAAATGATGTTCCACCAAGGCGACTTCTATGCCTATTAACTTTTATATCTGCACCAACCATACCTTTTGGAGCTCCAACTGTTCTATCAACAGGTCCAGGTGTACTAATTCCAAATACTGTACTTGGTATTTCTCTTCTAGCACTAGATGATGTTATGCCTCTAGTTTCATCTTCTAATAATCCTTGTTTTATTAAAGTTTCTGTAAATTCTTTTTGGTATGGTTTGTTAAATAATGTCGGCTCACCTCCTTTATGCGAAATATCTCCAATAACTTTATTATACTCAGCTACAGGAAGTTTTTTACCTTTTAACTTTGTACCATTTAACTCGTCTGGTGTTGCATCGGTATGCCTTGTAGATGCGGCATTACCTGGAACTGCAAAATTTGAATATCTGTCATTAACACACCCAATCCAGAAACACTCGTTCGGATTTCCTTCTACTAAAATTACTAGTACAATAGTTCCAACATCTGGTGGTACCATCCACATACCATAACTTTGCTGACTATGTCTATAGCTATCATTTTCTGTAATAGAAAATCTAGGCGTTTGGCCGCCAAACGGTGAAAGATATCTTGCCGTTAATATTTGTGTAGAAACTGAATCTGTATTACCAGTATCTGTTGTTTTTAATAATTGTACTTTTAAAGCCCCCATATAAGTTTCGTCTATATGACTAACAATTTTAGCTTGAAAAGGTCCTGCTTGTGATTGAAACTCTTCAATCTTAGCATTGCGATCTATATTAGTATTTTTAGCCATTATCTCTGGGTACCTGTATTCTTATCCGCCTCGCCATCGGTTTTCTTGCCTGATTCAGCTGGTGAATTTTTTTCACTATCAGCTTTACCATCTTGATGGCCAAGTCTTATTAAGTGAAGTGTTTGCTTAAATGTTCCTTTGCTAAAAGTTGATACTACTTTTGTAATACGGTAAATGCCACTAAAGTGTTGTACCACTTTACCATCTGTATAGTTTGTTGGGAAATTCATTATTCCGTCAGAACCGATATCAAATGGCGTTCTAAACTCTACTGCGATCCATACTTGTTTATCTTGGTATGTCATTTGTCCACTACCATCAATATATGAATCTTGTTCACTTTTACTATTATAATTTCCATGACCTGAATCTGATATAAAATACGGATCTCCCCATATCTCTAACTCAACTATCATCATATCAGCACCTAAGTTTAGTGTAGCTTCATGAAAGGTTCTAGCTATTGTATCTTTTTGACCTGCCGGAACTGCTCTTATCCCTGATGTAAAGTTTGTAAACGTAGCATCAGCTAATCTTTTAACTAATGGAGGATTAGCGTGTTGATTCATTTTATCCACAACAGTCAAGTCACTTTTAAGGGAATCATGGGCATAAAATCTGTTGGAACCAATATTAGCGATATTCTTCTGAATTTGTGTGAGCTCGCTTGAGCCTTCTGCTTTTTTTGTAGTTGAATCAATTGCATTAGATTGTACTGATGTTGCATCATTACCTTTATTTTGTATATGAGATGTTGCACCTCCGTCATCAGCAGGAAACCGTGTTTGGAATCTATGTTGATATTCAATATTAAAATTAATG